TAGATGAAGCGAAAGCTGTAATCGAAAGATTAGGAGAACGTTATACTGGTAAAAATGATAAGTAGAAATTTTTCGTGGCAACTTCGCGCGTTTCGCGCGGCGGCCGTAGGCCTTATATTCTACCTTACCCTCTCTTGCTCACCCGAACCCCTTTTACCTGCTGTTTGTGAAAGCGGTGATTGTAGTAGTTATATAGAGTTTTATAGAGATAAGGATAGTAACGGTTATTACCATGTAGAGTTAGATTGGACAGGAGAGTACTTACCTTACTTTTATGTAGATGTTCAAGCAGATAGAACTAGCCCTCAATACCGGTATAATAATTCTTCGGTAGTAACAGCAGAGTTTGATAGTAATACCTCTTGGAAGATAGGAGATACATTAGTAATACAGCAACCTATATACTCACCTTTTGGTCCGGTTACATCTACAGGTATTCCTTTACCGGTGGACTATACAGATCTAGCATTAACTCAGTATAAAGGAATTGAAGTTAACATAGCACAGCGTACGGAGTTGTATTTTAGAGAAAAAGATAATAAATTTACTACTAGGCGTTATTTAGGTCCATTTATTCCGCAGATGATTGGTGATACTATTACAATTTATATGCGAGTAAATTGGGATGCAGGAGCAAGTACGATAACTAAATCAAAGTATTTAGAAAAGTTTATTGTAAAATAGTTGCTTTTCTGCTCTAAAAACATTATCTTAATTAATATATAAAATATTATATAGTATATAAGTTAATTTTAATATAATTTAATAGTAATAATATAATATAATAAAGAATTAATATAATATGGCATTATCGGCAGAAAAAATATCTAAAAACTACCAAAAGCACCTTAAGATTATAGATACTTACATAGGAGATCGTAAGGAGGGTATACTTTCAATGCTTAACCACATGGAGGATACTTATGTTATGGCACCTGCTAGTGGAAAAACTTGGTATCATAATGCATTTGCAGGAGGATATGTCGATCATGTTAACAGAGTAGTGGAATTTGCGGTAAAACAGTCTAGGTTATACGAAGAAATGGGTGGTTCTATTGATTTCACCGAAGAAGAACTGGTATTTGCCGCATTGTTCCACGATTTAGGTAAGATAGGCGACGGAGATTCACCTAATTTTATACCTCAGACTGATAAATGGAGGCAAGATAAGTTATCCGAGATGTATACATACAACCCAGACTTAGATTTTATGCTTATACCAGATAGATCTCTATTTATCTTACAAAAATTTGGTATAAAAGTAAGTCAAAAAGAGTTTTTAGCTATAAGATGCCATGATGGAGTTTTTGATAAAGCTAACGAAGCGTACTTTTTCAGCAACGTACAGTCATCCCGACAGAAAACCTCTATTATTTCAGTTCTTCACACTGCAGACTTCTTAGCCTCTAAAGTTGAGTACGATATTTGGCTTAAAAACGGTGGTAACACTCAATCTAAGGTTTCTAAAACCAAATCTACTACAGGCAGACGGGTAAATTCATCAGACGGACTGTCAAACATGTTAAAAAACTTATAAATTCATAAAATGGAAATAAATCCAACACTATTTTACGTAATTCTCGGAAGTCTAGTTGCTTTTTCCGGAATATTATCATATATTGTATATAATCTACTAAGAAAAGTAGAAAATTATGAAGATGTTGTACAGGACCAAGTACAATACTTACAGAATATATCAAACGCCGTAGGCGAAGGTCAAAAGCACCTAAAGAATCTTGATCAGAAAGGTACATTTCAGTCAGACGATGAGGTCGGTTATTTTTTTAAACAAATGGAAAACGTACAAAAAGAGCTAAACCGATATATGCTCCCTGAAAATTATGGCAAGAAAAAAAGCGAAAGCTAATTACTTTACAAAAGAAACTGAAGAATATATAGTTAAATATAACGAGTCTACTGATCAAGACTATAGAAACAAAATCTTTACAGATCACATCTACCTCCCTTTTTATAAACTATCCGAGAATATTATACATACTTTTAAATTCTACTATACAGATGTAGATAAAATCGAAGATCTAAAGCACGAACTTGTAGCTGTACTGTTGGAAGATAAGATTATGAAGTTTGACCCTACTAATGGAGCTAAAGCATACTCTTATTTCGGTACCATAGTTAAAAGATGGTTGATTAATTATAACAATAAAAACTATAAGAAGCTAAAAAGAATAGGTCAATTCTCTGAAATGGAAGAATCTTACGAACCAGGTAGTAATGCGGATAAAGTAAACAGAAAGACTCTTATTCTAGTATTAGATAACTGGATTGAAGATATGTACGAAAGGTTAGATGAACTTTTCGAAAAACCATCAGATAGAAAAATAGCCGATGCCGTTTTAGTTGTTTTTAAAACTAGAAATGATATAGAAATATTTAAAAAGAAAGCACTCTACATTTATATAAGAGAAATGACTGATTGCGACACCCCTACTCTAACGAAAGTAGTAAACATACTTAAGAAAGAATGGTATGCCATATACCAAAAAATGTACGATCAAGGACTTTTAAACAATAGTTACATATAATCTATTTATAATAAAACTATTATATGAGCTTAGATAAAGAAATATTTAAAGGCAAAACGTTATCTGATCTTTTTTCTGAAATATACGATAATTCTAAAGAAACCAAAGGACAGGTAAAAGGGTTAATAGGAGAACTAAAACCTCTTATAGAGAATATAGGAGATGCAACTCTTATAGTACCTATGATAAAGGAGTATATGGAGATAGGAGTAAAAAACGACGAACACTTAATTAAACTAGCCACAGTAATTCAGCGAATAGAAGCTGCTGCTGCTAAAGGTGAATCAGGTGAATTTGATTTTTCTGATCTTCAAGACCTATTAGAAGAACAAGAAACGATGGAAAATGAAATACAAGAAGTAGAAAAACCTGAAGAAGGAGAGGATGCAATTTAATAACCCCCTTTCTAGTATTAACAATATTTCTGCCGATAATATTATACCGGTAAGAGTAAAAGATATTATATTAGATAAAAACCACCCTGAGATTGTATCAGGTAAATTTAAACCTATAGACGGAATAGGAGTAATTAAATACGTAAACCTTACTCAATCTATTGATGTAGAAGATACTAAAACTCTACCTTATGCTTTTCCTATCAATTCTTTTAACACTACACTTCCTCTTATAAACGAAGTAGTACTATTAGTCAAAGGGCCGAGAGAATCAGAAGAACTATCTCAATACGACTACTACATTTCTATATTAGGAATATATAACGATATTAATTACTTACCTCTAGAGAAGGAAAGTGAACCTCAAGATGAAGATGCCCCCGGCTATGAATATGAAGAAAATAGCGGTATTAGACCTCTGTACCCTTTTAACGGTGATACCATAGTACAAGGTAGGTTAGGTAACTCTATAAGGTTTGGAGGAGCAAAGTCTCCTATGAATACTTTAACTAACAACTCTAATAAAGAAAAACCCATTACCATACTCACCAATGGACACGAAGAGTTAGAAGTAACTGAATTATATGTAGAAGACATTAATAAAGACGACTCATCTATATACCTAACTTCTCAGCATACCATACCTCTAAAACAATCTAAAGTAAAATTTGCTGGAGCTAAAACAAGACCTATTTTATCCGATGCATATGAAGGTAAACAGATAATTTTAAATAGCGGTAGATTATTTTTCAACTCTACTGAAGAAGATATAATATTTACAGCAACTAACTCCTTAGGTATATCATCTAAACAGACATTTATTGATTCAGAAGAGTATATTGGATTAGATGCTAAAAAGATTTATCTTGGTGAACAAGCTAAAAGAACCGAACAGCAACCTGTTATCAAAGGAGAAGCATTAGAGCTATTTCTTAAAAGCCTTTTAGATACCATGATAGATATAGGTAAAGGTTTAACAAAAGCTAAGAATAGCGGAGGTCCAATACCTGATATTAACCTTATAGGTCCTTCAGTTGTCGCTGCCATGAAAGCACTTGATAAACAAATCAACCCTAACGGAGCATCATTATTGAAATCACGTAAAGTATATACAGAGTAATGCCACACACTTTTAAACCTAAATTGAAATCGAAGCTAGCTGAATATGCAATAACCGTTCTAGGGATGGCTAGAGCGTTAGTAATATCTAGAGTTTTTTCTATAGTAAATGACGTTCTAAACAAGCTCTCTAAAACTTGCCCTCCTCCTGCACAACTTAAAGCACTTACAAAAAAACTTGATACTATACAAAAGACACTTAATAGAGTTCAAAAAGTAATAGACAGGATACAGAAATTACCTCTACTGTTAGATGCTGCTATATTAGCATTAAAATTATACCTAGACATTCAATTTCATCTTAGACCTGACTTTGTCTCAAGCCCTATTACAGGAACAACCGGTACCCCTACTGGTGCTAAAAAAACAACTAACCTAACTAAACTAGAAGAAAGAATTAGAAGAGCAGAAGAAAGATTAGAAGATTTAGAAGAGGTAAAAGAGACTATAAAAATTGCTGTACTTACAACAAAAAATAGTATAGCTCCAATTTTAGCATTAGTAACTATTATTCAAGATCTTATAGATGCATGTTACTCTAAACAGGATTTAACTGATGAAGAAAGGAGAAAGATAATAGATGATGTTCAATCTAAAACTGATGACATATACGTTAAAGGAATAACATTTATCTCTGAAAGCGGCGAAACATACACTATTAAGGTACTAAGAGATCCAGACTCACCTCCTATATCTGCTAGAAGACAAGCAGTTGCGATAGACTTTAGAGGGATTACTGTTTTAACAGGTCCTAAATCTTTTGCCAGTAGCCCAGAAATATTGGTTGACGAAGTAAAATTTAGACTTAATCAACTAAAAGCAAATAATATCGTTACCGTAGAAAAATCAGCAGGTTCATCAATAGATGATATACTCAAGAAAAGAGCTACAGTAGAGTTAGGTTTAGGTATTATAGATGAAGATAGCAGTAAAGACTCAAGCAATAACCCAACCGCCACTCCTTTACCTGTAGTTACCCCTACGCCACTACCGAGCAAACCTAAAAGACAAACCAGAAGGTATCCAGAAGTACAGAAAAAGTATAGACAACTAGTTGCAAAAGGATTAGACGATGATGAAATACGAAACGAATTAAGAGAGTTTGGTGCAAACCAATACCAGATAAACAGAGTAATGTAAAAAAAAATTATAAACAACTTCCATAACTTAACTATTTATATATATGAAACTCGATCAATTAAGAAAAATCATACGAGAAGAAGTAAGAGCAGCTGTTAAGGAAGAGTTACAAGACGTAATCTCCGAAGCAGTAAAAATAGCTAGTACTCCGCAGCAAGCTACCTATAAAGAGGTACCAAAAAACCAACCTAAAAGATGGTCAACTGGTAAAAGCGCCTCTCTAGATGCTATGCTAGAATCTACAAGACAAGAAATGTCAAGTCAAGATTATAATAACATGATAAACAATCCTGGACCTACGAAACCAAATTTTGCTTCAAATATAGCATCCGGTATGGGATTAACTGAAAACTCTGGACCTATGCCAGGCATAGATATATCTAAATTAGATTTTGTAAGTAAAGCGAAGTCTATACTGGATAAATCATACGAAAAAGATAGACAAGGACGATAATATATGATAGTAAGGTTTGAACAAAAAGACCCGTTAGATATAAGAACATCAGTAGGTGTAGGTGTAAATCTACCCTTTTCTGGTAACGCCGTCTTTAACACTACCTATACCACAAAAGAAGCAATAAAAGCTAATTTGATAAATTACTTTCTTACAAACAAAGGAGAGAGATACCTTAACCCTTTATTTGGTTCAGACATAAGGTTACTTCTTTTTGATAATGTATCAGAAGATACAATCATAGAATTAAAAGCACGTATAATATCAGAAATAGGGACATTTTTTCCTAGAGTTAAAAAAACATCATTTGAGATATCTGGCGACCCAGATAATAACACACTTAGAGTGTACCTTAAATATAAGATTATAAACTCTAGTATTCAAGACGAAATCCTAATAAATATAGATCAATAATGGCTCAAGATAGAGAAATAAAATACGTAAATAGAGGATTTAATGACTTTAGATCACAACTAATAGAGTATACAAAGAACTACTTTCCTAATACCTATAATGACTTTTCTCCTACTTCACCTGGAATGATGTTTATAGAGATGGCATCCTATGTAGGGGATATCCTATCTTTCTACCAAGATAGTCAGCTTCAAGAAACTTTCTTAACTCATGCAAAAGATCCAAAGAATTTATATTCTTTAGCCTACATGATGGGTTATAAACCTAAAACAACAGGAGTATCATCAACTAAATTACAAATAACTCAAATTATACAAGCTAACTCATCAAGTCCATATTTACCAAAATGGAATCAAGCTGCTATAATACCTCAAAACTCTACAATCACTTCAACCGATTCATCTCAGACTAAATTTTTAATAGATAGTAGAGTTGATTTCCAATTTTCAAGCTCCTACGATCCAACTGAAGTAACTATCCATAGTTTAGACAGCGGTAACCCATCAGAATATAAACTTGTAAAAAATGTAGATGTATTTTCAAGTGAAATAGTGACAACTAATTTTTCTATAGATTCCGTAGAACAGTTTAAAACTTTAACTGTACAAGACTCTAACATAGTAGGTATATTAGATATAGTAGATGCTGAAGGGAATGAATGGACAGAAGTAGATTATTTAGGACAAGATACTATTTTTGTATCCGGTTCCTCTTCTAGTGATCTAGCTATACAAAAAGTACCGAGAAGGTTTGTGAGTAGATTCACCTCTAACGGTAATTTACAAATCCAGTTTGGAGCAGGAACCAACGATAGCGACGACTCAATTATACTCCCTGACCCAACTACTATAAAAAGTAGCAATGTAAGAGATAAGTTTAACAAGGCGTACGATCCTTCTAACTTTTTACATACTAAATCTTACGGAATAGCTCCTGATTCAAACCTTACTGTTAGGTACTTAAAAGGAGGAGGAGTAAGCTCAAATATTCCTGCCGACACTCTAAATACTATATCTTTTAATGTATTAGCTAACGGCGATTCATCTAGAACATCAAGTGCTTTTTTAACATTTACTAATCCAAAAGCAGCAGAAGGTGGAAGAGATGGAGATAGTGTAGAGGAGTTAAGAGAAAACTCTTTAAGAGCTTTTAACGAACAAAGTAGAACAGTGACGTTGAATGATTATGCTGTTAGAGCTCTCTCTTTACCCCCTCAATTCGGAAGCGTTGCTAAAGCACTAGTAATACAAGAGCAAATTTTAAATAGCAATATAGATCCTAATACAGTACAAAACTATAATCCTTTTGCATTAGGGTTGTATGTACTTGCTTATGATAAAGATAAAAAACTTATAACAGCATCTTCACAGTTGAAAAATAACCTTAAAACTTATTTATCAGAACACATTATGGTATCCGATTCTGTTAATATAAAGGATGCATTTATCGTAAATATCGGTATTGAATACGATATTATACTAAGACCTAATTACTCCGGTAGAGATGTTATCAACCAGTGTAATGTAGCTCTAAAAGATTTTTTTAATATCGATAAAAGAAGTATAAACCAGTCTATAAATATTGCAGGTATTTATACTCTTCTAGATAAAGTAAAAGGCGTACAAACAGTACAAAATTTAAAAATAACAAATAAACAAGATAGCACCGGAGTAACTTACTCAGCTTACGCTTACGATATAGAAGGAGCTACAAAAAATAATACGGTTTACCCGTCGTATGATCCTTGTATTTTCGAAATCAAATATCCTAACCAAGACATTAAAGGACGAGTAACAATTATATAAAATGGCAATATATAGAATTTTTCCCGAAAACGATACTTTTATATTCACAGAAAATATTACAGGTAACGCTGGTTTAGATGAAATAAATGAAATCGGAGGCTACCCTGTAGCAGGAGTAGGGCAAGCTTCTAGAATAATAGTAAAAGTTAAAACAGAAGACATACAGTCAACTATTAATAATAAAGTAGGAGCTAATCTTTTTACTGCTTCACTACACTTATCCTTAGCTTCAGCATACGAACTTCCTCAAGCCTACACTCTATATTCTTATCCGATATATGATAGCTATACACCGGGAGTAGGTAAGTATGGAGACGTACCAGTAGATAACTCAGGTGTTGCATGGTCTTTCCCTACAGGGTATGAAAATGCGAACAGTACTAAATGGACCACACCAGTATATACCTCTGTTCCTGCTAACGTAACATCATCATATAGCCCTACCGGTTCACTCGGTTACGGCGGTGGAGGAGCGTGGTATACCGGTTCTGCAGGAGTTAATTTAGAATCTTCTAAACTTTATAACGTAGGAGATGATCATGATGTAGACATTAATATAACCAATGCTGTTACACTTCACTACAGTGAGTCTATCAACAATAACGGGTACATAGTAAAGCTTCAAGATAGTTTAGAATTTTCAACTTCTTCTTATACTCGTCTTAAGTATTATAGTAACGATACTAATACCATCTACCCTCCTTATGTTGAATTTAAGTGGGATGATAGTTCTTACTCAACGGGTTCTCTTTCACTGCTAAATACCGATGAAAGTTTTATAAATATAACTAATAATAAAGGAAAGTATGTAGACGAAGGAAAACAAAGATTTAGATTAAAAGCACGTCCGAAGTACCCTACAAGAACGTTTACTACTGGTTCCTCATATACTACAAATTACGCTTTACCAACAGCATCTTACTGGGGTATAAGAGATGAATTTACAGAAGAAATGATTATTCCTTTTGACACTTCGTATACAAAAATAAGCTGCGATGCAACAGGTCCTTTTTTCGACGTATACATGGACGTTCTTCAACCAGAAAGGCATTATAGAGTTTTGATAAAAACAGAATTAGACGGCACTAATACAGTCATAGATAATAATATAAGTTTTAAAGTTGTTAGAAATGGCTAAAAAAATAAGTATACAAAAGACAGCTATACAAAAAAACGAACTTGAAAAAGTAATTTCGAGAGAGTTTACAACTTTTATTCAACCTGTTGATGAAGTAGAAACTGATACAGTCTTTGAATTATTTAGACTATACGATAAACTTTATATGGATATTCCTCTAGAAGGGGAGTCATCTCATACTACTTTAATAGAAGAGAGCTCTAAACTAGTAACTTTCGAAAAAGATAATAGTGATATACAACCTCTTCTTGACGAAATAACTAATTTAAGAGAGCAAATTTTACAAGCTAACGAAACTATTGAAGAATTAGAACAACAACTTTCAAACGTAAATACAATATAAAATGGCACAGTACAAAGATTTTAACGGAGCTAATTTTGGAAACGCACACCAATCAGATACTACCTATAAGATAGTAAAAGCTCCACTAGCAGATGGTAACCCATCCTCAGGTTCAATTTACCTTAGTGGAAGTGGTGGTTATGTAAACTCACCAACAGGTATTTCTAAAGCATCTCTAGACGCAGGAATAAATGTAAGAATAGATGATAACGATGTTACAAGATCTATCGTAGAGGTAGAGAACGGAACATGTGATGGCGAACAAGCATTTGCTACTTGGGTATTCCCAACACCTACAGCTACACCTACTAATACACCAACACCTACAAACTTAGCTGTCTTTAGCAATAGTAATTTCTTCTCAGTAAGTAGTAACCTAACTTCTAGTGGAGGAGATGCAGATGCGTCAACAGCATGTGGTGTAGTTGCTGATGGAGCTTATAATAGAACTCTAGACATACATAAAGACTCAGGTAATGGGCAAAGCAATAACTACCCAGAAGTGAACGATGTACTTAAAATTTCAGGGTCACCTGTTAACGGTGGATATCTAAGTTATAGCGGAAACTTTGGTTCAGGACCAGAAACTAAATCAGTTGCAGTTAATGCTGGAGGACAAGTACAATCATTAGCAAGCTGTTAATAGAGAATTCAAATGAAGTATAACTATAACTTTATACCAGTACAGCCGTCTGAGATAATTCAGATAGATAGCTTTAGTTCAGCTGATAGCGAGCTGCTACAGGACTTTAAAGTTAACAGTACCTTTAATCAATTTTCAAATTTTATTGAGCTTCATTACTACACTTTAGACGGTAGGTTACTTAAATCTATAAACAACTATACTAATTTTAGATCAAATCAAGATAGTGAGTCTACTCTAAATAATAGCTTATCTACATTAACTCTAAGAACAGAAGATGACGTTAAACTTGGAGGGTATGAAGCAGGTGATGTATACCTTTACTATAACTTTTTAAACGATTACTACACTCAAGATAATTCTAAATTAAAGTTTTTCATAGAAGAAATATCTCCTGATAGAAAAGAGCTAAGACTAGTTACTACGAAAGCAAGTAGAGAATCAGTAGAAACTAGTACAGCAGAAATTAAAACTTCTCTTAGCGAATCAGACGCAGAAACATTCTATCTTAATTTAGGTAAGAATAGATTACTACTCTGTACTAATATAGATACTTTAGACTATAAAGAAGATACCTCGGTTGTAGTAAAACTATACAACCAACTTCCTAGCGATATATTAGTTAAACAACAATTGAGTATTAACTCTCAAGTTAACGATTCAATTGCATATAAGGTAGACTCTGAAATAATTTTAGCTGAGCCAAAAATTAAATATTTAAAAGGACCTAACTTTAACATACAGGAAGGTAAAGGTACTTCAAGCCCAACCCAGTACTTAAGTATAGATGAAGCATTTAGCTATCCGGTTACTAATTCATATTATGAAGTAAAGTCTTTATTCGAAGAAAAAGGAGCTTCTTTATCTATAGATCATTCAGATTATAACTCTTTTATCAATTTTAGTTCTGCTGAAGAAAGATTAAGAAACTTTAAGTATAAGCTTGACTTAATTAACAGCTACCAGTCTTCAAGTAATGACATAAGACTAGCAGGTAGTTATTCTACCGCAAGTGTAGAACACTACGATAATTTAATCAATACTGTACTTTCTAATTTTGATCATTATGATAGATTTCTATACTATGAATCAAGCTCTTATAGCTGGCCAAAAACAGGTAACGATAAACCCTATATACCGGTAATAGGATCTGCAACAGGTTCATGGTATAACAGTCAGCTTATATCAGCTTCTGACTTCGATAATACTAATCCTAACCAACTAATTAATACAGTACCAGAATTCTTAAGAGAAGATCCTAGTAACGTTAAGTATACTACTTTCATTCACATGGTAGCTCAACATTTTGACAACTTGTGGATCTATGCAAAGAACGTTACAGATAAGTATAATTCTGATAACAGACTTGACTTTGGTATATCAAAAGATCTTATTGATGATGCTTTAAAAAATTTCGGAGTAAAACTATACAACAGTAATAAGTCTACTCAAGAACTATTTGAAATGTTTACTGGTCAAACGTACCTAACTGGAAGTGAAGGTAACTCCTCAACTTTACCAGTTGAAGTTGTTAGTGGATCAAATACAGTAACATCTCAAGAAAATTACAGAAAACAGATTTATAAGAGAGTATACCACAATTTACCTCTACTATTAAAGAGCAAAGGTACTGATAGAGGAATGAGAGCTTTATTAAGTACTTTCGGTATACCGTCTTTCTACTCATCTGGTTCACATTCCGGTATAAACGTTTTACAACTAGGCGGGAGTGTATCAGGAAGTTATAATCTAGGACCATTACAGTATACTACAGCATCTCTAGGTAAAATAAGAATAAGTGATACAGGTAGTATAGAGGGTACTACTCTTTCAAGATATGTAAACATTACTCAAGATAGTGACAAATACTCAAAAGATTTAAACACTATCCAGGTAGGTTTTTCTCCTACAGATGAAGTCAATGATATAATAATAACATCTTCAAGTGCAGCTTCTTTCGATATAGATTCCATATTAGGAGATCCTGGGTATGCATATTCAAGTAGCTATGAAGCTTTAATAAATAAAGCAGAGGAGTATCTACCTGCTACTACTGACACAAGTAAGTACGATCTAAATGCATTTTCAAGATTATTAAAGTATTACGATAATCTACTTTTTAAAACAGTAATAGATTTCTTACCAGCAAGAAGTAACGTAAATACCGGACTTGTAATAAAGCCTCACCTTCTTGAAAGAAACAAAATAAAGCAGGTAGAACCTACTACTGAAAGACATAATGAATTTTCTCAATCAATAAGCATACAAGAGACTACAGGGAGTGAAGGAGGAGCATTTGGCGGTAGAAACCAGTATTCATCATCATACACAGAGTTCTATATGACATCTGGTGGATTCGCAGCCAGCTTTTTACATAGTCACGAACAAGCTAAATACGACGGAGAATTTTCAGGTAGTAAGATAGACATTTCAAACGGAGAATTAAATATTAATAACTCATTTAAATATGTTGATGCGATAGAAAATATAGTAGATATAGCTTATGTATCTTCGTCCGCTGTTCTTCCTACTCCTACACCTACTCCTACCTCAACTATGACTCCAACACCAACACCAACTGAGCAGCCACCAGTAAGTGCTACACCAACACCAACTCCTACTATGACACCTACACCTAGTACAGCCGGAACGTTCCAACTAAGAATTAGAATATACCCTAACATAGGTGTACAGGAAAATAATAATGATATAGAATATAAGATAACTGCAACACCTTCATCTTCTCCTTCTTCTACTTCAATTACTACAGGTGACTTAGCAGGCGGCTTTGTAAACCTAAACCTTTATAATGTTAGCGGTAACGACGAGGTACTTGTAAATGTTCTAAGAGTCGAACCAGACGGTAGTGCGATAGCTGTTGGAAGCATTGAATGGAGTAACTACGATATAACTCATCTAGATGTTTCACCTACTAGTGATATATTTAGCTCTAATAATAATATTAACTTTAATTACACCCTCGATAACTTCGATGCTAGTCTAGGTATTATTGCTATCGACTTAAACATTACTGAAGGATCAGGTCTATAATAAAAAAATAATATGAGAACTAAACAAGACTTTAGCGAAAGATCTCCATTAGATTACGGAGCACACATATTAGTTTTTATAGAATCTTCAACAACTATGAATACAGTTGAAGCTATCAATATTAGTACTAGAGATAAAGGAGAAAACGACCTTATAAATTCATTATCAAGGCTGATATCTGTAACTACAGACATATTAGGAGTAACAAGAACTATAATACCTATATCAGCTAAAAACAAAGGAAGGTATTGGAATTTTGAAATTGAACCTTTTAGTGTTACCTCAGCTCCTCAATTTAGTAGCAACGTAACCTCTTCTTTTTATTTCAACGAATTAACCGATAATGCTATTTTATTTACTAATAAAGTAGCAAGATTTAATCCATCTCCTAATGATGCAGGCTTTTCCAAAAGCGTATACCAAGCTATTGAAAACAATTCAGAAAAAAGTGCAACTACACATTTTATATATCAAGTAGACAAAAAAAATGATGCAATAGAAATTGCTAATATAGATGCTATAAATAGCGGTACTGCTGCACTAGCAGAATTTCAAGGAACTAATCACGAACAAATAGGATTAGTAAACAGTAGATACGATGGAGCAAAAACATCCATTCTTGAATACGGAATTAACTCAGCTATAAATGCGAAAGAAATAAGAGCTTCAATCTATGTTTCGTCGTCTGAAAATACGTTCATATGTAGTCAATCAGATGCTGATAGAAATATAGAAAACCTATTATTCAGCATACCAGAAAGTTATCCTACATCAGAGGCTGAAGACTACGGTGTTAACCCTACATCTGGTAGTAGAATATTTACTTTAAACGGCAATCAAATAATACCTTTGAGAGATAGAAAAGTTTTTGTTGAGGCAAACAGAACTATTGTATATATTAACCAAGATGGATATGCTATAAATAAAGGTACTATATGTACATAAATAAAACATAATAAACATATATTTATATAAAAGAGACTAAAAATGGGATACTTAAACAACGCAGTCGTAACAGTCGACGCAATTTTAACTAAAAAAGGAAGAGAGCTTTTAGCTAGAGGAGACGGCTCTTTCAAAATTACACAATTTGCTTTATCTGATGATGAAATAGACTACACACTCTATAACACAACACATCCTTCTGGTTCATCGTTTTACGGAGAAGCTATTGAAGCAATGCCAATACTAGAAGCGTTTCCAGATGAAAATCAGATTATGAAGTATAAGCTAGCTACTCTACCAAGAGGAACATCTAAACTTCCATTACTAGAAGCAGGATATTCTGCTATAAGAATAAAACAAGGAGCATCTTTAGCTATTACTCCTCAAACTCTTAATTATTTAGGAGCAACTTCTACTTTTGAAGCAGCAGGATATACAGCAACAATTGCAGATGTAAGAGTAGTGTCTAATTTTTCTGGTGTAGGAGTAAATACAGAAGAAGCTGAAAGACTTAACTCAGTAACAACAGCAGGTACTAATGTCTCTAAAACAGTAATAGGAACTTCTATAAACCTTACTGCTACGACTGTTAATACCCTATTCGGCAGTAGAACACAGCTACAAACAACACTTACCTTAGTGGGTAGAGACTCAGGAGCTAGAATTACTATTCCCGTAACTATAATTAAAGTAAATAACTAATAAGATATGTCATTCAAAAGATTCGATAACGAAGATATAGTAATAAGTGCTGACTCGATTTCTAGTCCTGCATGGACCGGTAATCAGGTAACTTTACAGAACTTTTTTACTTCTTCCGCACAAGTAAATGGAGCAACAGGTAATTATTTCTACGACGTATATAATGGAGATGCAGCATTAGAAGCTTCACAAATTCAATTTTCGATTGCTTATGGAAATAAAGAAGGATCAGGTTCTGCTGCTATCAACCTTTCTGTAGCAGGAAATACACCAAGTAGTATAATCTATAAACAGTATAGAAGTCTAATCAATGGCTCAGAAGATATAGAATTATCTTTTGATGGTACAGATGTAACTCACATCTATGCCCTGTCAATACAAAGAGCTAGATACAAAGAAAAACTTCTTCCTGGTTCTTTAACTTTAAGATTAGGTGATTTGTTTCTTACCGATAATAGTAAAGAAGTAACTACTCAAACATTTACGGATGCAGGTAGAGTATTTCAGATCATAAGCGGCTCAGCAGGAACAAAAACTTCTTCACCTGTAGACACAGGCGCTAAAGGAAACTCTAAACAACACGGATCATACGGTCTATTTCTTCCTGATACAGGGTTAATTATACTAAACGGTAAAGCATTAGACGATACAGTAATTAACGGAGGTATAGCACTAGGTTCAGGAACAGGTTCAGTTGCACCTGCTGTTGAAAATATGGCACTTTTATATGATAAATTAGAAGCACCTAGTAATGGAGAGTTTACCTTAAGGTCCGAAGAAACAGTATCTTCTAACTACGTGTTCGTAAGAGCAAGAAACAGTGAATTTAATTACTCAACTAACCCATCTAACATAACAGGATCAGGTTAACTTAGACACAGTAGTATGATTGATTCACCTCAATCTTATATTACAGCTGTAGGCCTTTATAATGACAATAACGATTTACTTGCAGTATCAAAGTTATCACGTCCACTATTAAAAGACTTTACTAAAGAAGCATTAGTACGTATCAAGCTTGATTATTAATGAATGAGTTCATTCAAAAATATAGAGAATCAATTTAATGAAAATGCTTCATACTCAGCGTTTAAAAAACTAGTACAACAAGATCTAGTAATTTCACACTACCAAGCGTCTAAAAAGTTTTGTACTAACGCTACTGTATACTTATTTGGTGATAATATAGAAGTAATAGACCCAACTCCTACTCCAACACCCACTCAAACACCTACACCTACTCAAACTCAAACCCCTACGCCAACTCAAACACCTACTCAAACTCCAACAGGTACACCTACCGGTACGCCTACAAATACTCCTACTCCTACTAACACATCAACACCTACAGGTACACCTACAAGTACCCCTCCGGCTCCTTCAAATAGTGCAACACCAACACCAACGTCAACTAGTACGCCAACACCTACTAGCACTGTAACACCAACTCCTAGTAATACCGCAGCATGTTATGCAACAGTATTTAGTGCTTCTTTAGAAACAATATTTAACGGAGCTTGTAGTGAAACTATAGCACAGGTATTATATACTGACTATAGCGGTTCATGGCCTCCAACTCAAGCATACTTAGACGGAGGAGGATCATTGACTGTATTTACAAATGACACTTGTACACCATCTCCTAATACTTATTATGCATTCGATAGTAGTTCAGCAACAGGTACAGATGTTAATGCATTCTTAAGAGTAGATGATAGTATAGGAGATCATCCTGGAGATGTTGTTCAAATTTATAACTGTGATACGCCATAATGGGATTTTCTAACAACATATCATCCCTTATAGTTTATAAACAAGCTAAAAAAGAACAAACTGTCGATGTCAGTAACAGTGTTTATCTTTTTGGAGATAATATACCTGTTATACTACCTTCACCAACTCCAACAAATACTCCAACAGTAACTCCTACTAACACAGTAACTCCTACTAACACGAGTACACCAACTCAAACACCAACTAATACTCCGACAGGAACTCCGACAGGAACTCCAACCAATACTCCAACGCCTACAAATACTCCAACTAACACTCCAACGTCTACTAGTACCCCTACTAACACACCTAGTAACACACCTACAGGTACACCTACACCAACTAATACACCTAGTAATACACCGACAGGTACACCAACACCTACAAATACTCCAACTAATACTCCAACACCTACTAGTACAGCAACTCCAACTAATACCCCTACTCCGACACTGGATTGTAGCTTTGAAATAGAAGTAGATGACGAACCTGCACCAACAGCTACAAATACCCCTACTCCTACATCAACTGCTACTAACACCCCTACTCCTACTAATACACCTACTAATACACCTACACCTACATTAGATTGTAGTTTTGAAATAGATGTAGACGATGAACCTGCTCCTACTGCTACTAATACTCCAACACCGACTTCTACTGCAACGAATACTCCTACACCAACCAATACTCCAACTAACACACCTACACCTACATTAGACTGTAGCTTTGAAATAGAAGTAGATGACGAACCTGCTCCTACTGCAACAAATACTCCTACGCCAACTAGCACACCAACTCAAACTGCTACGCCTACTCAAACTCCAACTAACACTCCAACTAACACTCCGACAGGAACTCCAACAGGTACACCAACTGGTACGCCTACAAATACTCCGACTAATACACCTACCCCGACTAATACTAGCACACCAACTCCTTCACCTACATTAGACTGTAGTTTTGAAATAGACGTAGATGATGAACCTGCTCCTACTGCTACTAATACTCCTACGCCAACTCAGACACCAACTAATACACCTACTAATACACCAACTCAAACACCAACTCAAACACCGACTGGTACTGCTACTAGTACACCAACTCCAACTGAAACATCTACTCAAACTCCAACACCGACTAGTACTCCAACTAATACACCAACTAATACTCCAACAGGAACACCGACTGGTACACCGACTAATACCCCTACCGGTACACCAACTCAAACACCGACTAATACTTCTACCCCAACTAACACACCTACACCTACATTAGACTGTAGCTTTGATATTATAGTAACTGAAGAAGCAGCTCCAACAGCAACACCTACTCAGACACCTACTAGTACGCCAACTAATACTCCAACTAATACCCCTACAAAAACACCAACTAATACTCCTACTAATACCTCTACACCAACTAATACCCCGAGTAACACACCAACTAATACTCCGAGTAATACTCCAACTAACACTCCTACCCCAACTAATACTCCAAGTAATACGCCAACTGGAACACCAACTAATACTCCAACTAATACTCAAACTCCAACTGGTACTGCAACGAATACACCTACACCTACAAATACTCCGACTAATACACCATCTAACACTCCAACGAATACACCTACGCCTACAAATACTCCAACAAACACTCCTACTAATACTGTAACGCCTACGAATACTCCTACCAAGACACCAACTAATACTCCAACTAATACTCAAACTCCTACAAAAACACCAACTAATACTCCTACTAATACTCCTACTAATACACAAACTCCAACTAATACACCTACGAATACCGTAACTCCTACTAATACACAAACTCCAACTAATACACCAACACCTACGCCAACTCCATCGAGAGCTCAATACTCTATAGATGTATTTTCATCTAACGGACCTATAACTACTACATCAGGTGGAGATGCTGCTGGAGGCTTAGCTTGTGAAGCTATTGGAGACGGAAGTAAACAGAAAACTATAAAAATAGTTAAGTCTGTAGCTAACGGTGGAAGTAATGGATACCCAGAGATTGGAGATGATCTATACATCGGAACTACTAAACTATCTGGTGGAGGATATGTTAGTTATGTAGACACTTCAGGTACTTGTGGAGTTGGTCCTCAAAATACTTACTTTGGATATAGTGCTGCAGGTATTGTAAGTACAGGATTAACTTGTTGTACAGAAACAACACCTACTCCTACACCTACAAACACACAAACTCCTACACCAACAAACACTCCTACAAACACTCAAACACCTACACCTTCTCCATCTCAAACTTCTTGTGTTGAAGTTACACTAGGTGAAGGGTCTACTTACGGTATAGCATGTGATGACTATGTCGACGGCGGAGCAACATTCTACATAGACAGTACAGAGTTATCAACAGCAAATAATTTATATGATGCTGCTACTTGTTTAGTTGCTGACCATGCAACAGCTCAATACTACTCAGACGGTGAAATATGGAAATACTGGAACGGTAGTGAATTTACTACAGATGGAGATTGCGGTATATATGGATCTACTCCAGCATCACCGACACCTACTCCAACTCAAACACCTACTCCTACTAACGCAGCAGTTACTCTATATAACATGACTTTAGGAACAGATGCAAGCTCAGGTCAAGACGCTTGCGATGATATAAACTTTGATGGAGGGTCGAGCTTTAAAGTTACTACTGACGATGGGTTCGGCGGTGGACAACTTGTTGACGGTTCAACTGTAGTTTATAATTCTTCTGGAACATCTGTAATAGCTAACACATACGTATCAGATGGGTCAAGTGTAGGTCTTACTAACGGTAGCGGGGTATGGACTCAATCAGGAGGCTCTGGAGGGATCTGTGGCTTATAAAAAAATTAATTCGTAAATTATAATAATGTGGTTATATAAAGACAAAGAGATACACTCTATCGAGGATATGCCCGAAGGCACTTATGGTTTTATATACGAAGTGACTCATACTAAGAGTAAGCAGAAGTATATAGGTAAAAAAGTATTATACTTTGAAAGAAATAAGAGATTAGGAAAAAAAGCATTAGCAGCATTAAAAGAAGAGCGTGCTAAAAAAGGAATGAAGGGTAGAACACCACTTAAGCAAAAAGTGATAACCGAATCAGACTGGAAAGATTATTTTGGTTCTCACCTTAAAATAAAAGAACTTTTAAAACGAGATGGTCCTGATGCATTTACTAAAAAAATCTTGCAGTATGTATCTAATAAGAAACTGCTTACATATTTTGAGTGTAAGTACCTATTTATAAATGAAGTATTAGACTCTAGAAATAACTATATTAACGATAATATTCTAGGTAAATTTTATAGAAAAGACTTTGAATTATGATTAAACTAAAAGAAATAATCGGATACCCATCACTAAAGTACCACATAGACAATAAACTCTCTTTACATGAGCATGTCTACCGCTATAACTCAGATGCCTTTATACAACTGTTTAAAGAAGCTAGAGAAGCTTATAATAACGAAGAAATAGAACTTTCAGAAGAAGATCAAGAGTTATTAGAAACAACTGATATAGGAGAGTATGGAGAGTATAATGGTTTAAAAGTGCCTTTAGACTTACCGATGGTATCACCAAAGTATAACCCTCTGTTTGAAATCGGATGTATGATCGACGAGATGATCGAAGATGAAAATACAATCGATGAAGCTTCTTCGATAGACCAAATGATTAACTTTGAACAAGTTAAAGAATTA